AACATTAAACTCACCCATTCTAGCACCACCTTGAGCACCACCAGATCCTAATCCAGGTCCTGAATATCCTGATTGCTGCTGCTCTCCACCAGTGCTAGTGCCACCAGTCAAGAATCCCATCAATCCACCTCCAGATTCTGGAGGTGGTGGAACATCGCTGCGTGTTTCACTTGGTTTACCATCAAACAATCCAGGGAACAATGACTTTCCGATGTGTGGCACGAGGAATGGAAGACCAGGTGGTGTTAGTAATAGCAGATTGGGGATCTTCATCAGTGCCCCATTCTGAACATTCTCCTTAAGACCAGGAATGAATTGAGCAAATGCTCCCAGAACCTCTCTCAGTCCAGGGAGACCATCAAGTATTCCTTTGATTGAAAATCCTCCCTTCAGGGCACTCTTCCATTCATCAGTAATTCCTGGGATTAGGTCTATTGCTTTGTGTGTGGCACCAAAAGGTCCCTCTGGAATTTTTAATTCAAAGTTAATAATATTATCAAGCATTGGATTTGCTTTTGCCAGAAGATCCCCAACCAGAGATCCCAACTTAAAGTCGGGAACATCCACCATTGGGAAGTCACCATAAAATCTCTTACCAACACCACCTATGTACTCAAGTATCTTTCCACCAGCACTCAGAATTGCTTTCAGTGTTTGTCCAAAGACCTTTCCTGCCTTCTTCCAATTACCCTCTATGATTCCATAGTAGAGAAGGTCACCAACAAACGAACCAATTGCCTCTCCAAGTAGAGTTCCGAGAACAGGAATAGGAATAAATGTTCCGAGTGCTCCACCGAGAGCAGCACCAATACCCTTAAATGCTGCCTGTGCTGGTGGTTCACCAGACAGTAAGGATACAAGTGCTACAACCAGGGGACCAAGAATCGGAATCCTACCAAAGAATCCCTTGACTGCTGGCATCGCACCTTTGATTGCCGGTGCTATGATTCCTGCTGCTTTACCAAATATCTTTGCTGCAAGTCCACCAACCTTTGTCGCTGCTAGTTTACTTCCAATAGCACCCGCACCTTTCCCAAGTAAACCCGCACCTTTGCCGAGTAAACCTTTCGCAGCACTAAGACCTTTACCTAATGCCTTAGTAATGCCCTTCCCAAGAAACTTCAAACTAAATCGTTTAAATGCCTTGGCTATTCCTCTTCTAAAGATCTTACCAAAGAACTTACCAAGGTTCTTAAGTCCAGTTCTAAGGAACTTGAACTTCAACAATGCCATGATGCCAATCAAGGCAGCATTGAGGAACGTGCCAAAGTTTGTCATGAAGGTGTCAAACTTCTTCAGACCCTCCTCACCAAAGTTGTCAAATACAAATCCACGAAGACCGTCGTATAGACCATACGCCCAATCAACAAATGTTATCAATCCATTTATAAGGAATCCTCCAATATTTTTAACCCATTCAGTGACTGCTTTTACACCATCAATAAAACCTTGGAAGTCTGTGCTATTGACGATCTCCATCAACTTCAAGACAGCAGCACCAAGAACCATGTTGGTTATGAAGTTGGATAAGAAATCACCTACCTTTTGTCTCTGTTTTTTGAATGGAAGTTTGTCTCCCTTCTCCTGTTTCTTCTCTAACTGCTCTTCGCTCTTTGCTTTTCTTTCTTCCGATGCCTCTCTCTTTGCGTCATCAATCTTTTTCTTTTCAGCAGCAACCGATCCATCCAACAGTTTCTCAACTGTGATAACTTTCTTCTTAACTCGTGGTAGGAACTTGGATGCTATTGCCATATTATGCTGTTATCCCCAGAGTTTTGATTTTATGAATCGAGCGGAAAGCAACAGCACTAAAATCAGGAATGTCTCCTCCGCCACCAGAAGTAGGAGATGCTTGTGCTGCTGATTGCTTTGCTTTTTCTGCATTAGCAAGTGCTTCTGTTGATGTTCCACCTCTCTTTACTGGTTGCCCTACCACTGGTTTTGGTTTTGATGCCACCATTTTAGGCGTGCTACTTTTACCAGAAAGACCTGCCATTGATCCTTTGGATCCTGAGGGGGATGGTGATGTTACTGGTGGTGGAGAGGATGATCCAGATGAAGCAATCTGTGGTTGACTAGACCCTGGTGCGGGTTTAGGTACGTCTTTCAGATATGCTACGTTATCGGCACCTTTACCTTTGATTAAATTAACAATCGCTGGTGCTCTTCGACCAACTTGACCATACCACGCACTATCAACTAACTCATTTCCTGCTTGCTCATAGTTTCCAGCAGCAAATGCTTTCTTAAATGCCGGGAATCCACTTGCCCAGGCAGGACCCATGTTAAATGTAAGGTCAATTAAGGCTGCTTTCTGCATTCCATCCGCCTTATCATACCCAGGAATCTTCATGGCAGCTGCCTTATGATGCTCATAATCTTTATCAAATAACTCATCTGCCTTCTGTTGAGAGATGCGATCAGGCATCGTTTCACCTTCCTCAATCAAGTGACCATATCCAATCGTTGGGAATCCACGACTATCCATATATTTGTCAAGTCGCAGTCCCTCATGGACTTTGATCATATCTTTTGCGAACTTATCATCAGCAGAACCACCGCCACCACCTTTCTTTCCTTTAGTGTCAGCAGCACTCTCCATACCTTGCTGCATTCCACCAAAGAAATCTGATACACCTTTTCCTATACCAGAGAAGAATGCTCCAAGTCCCCCCGGTTTTTTCCCTTGTGCAGAATCAAATGCTTCATTTTTATCTTTGTTTCTACCACCAGGTTCCTCTTTGCCCCCCATCTGTCCACCAGTGTTAGCATACACTACATTATTAGTAATCGTTGGGCGGTTGGTTCCACCACCCATAGCGTTCATAGATGCTAGAGTATCCGTTCCATACTGTTGAACAGCACCTCGACTCATCACAAACTCGCCAGGTGTTAACATGGCAGGTATGGTGTCTTTGTTAGGACCAGAACCAGGAACAACACCACCACTCCGCATGGCAACTGGTTTTGTTGGTGCCTGTCCAGATCCTGGTTTAGGTGCTTTCTTTAACTGTTCACCTTTTTCTTCTATTGGTTTTATATCATCACTAGTGACAGCATCTGCTGTTGCTGCGCCATCTAAATTTCCAGCATCACTCTCAACATCTTTTAAATCTTTATTTGCTAAGTCTGCATCTTTCTCTGTCTGCTGTCCAAATCCAAAGAGTTGTTTCGTAGCACTAATCAACTTTGGTAGGAATCCAATAATCAAAGCACCTAACATGATAACAAATCCAGCAGGACCAAATATCATAGGCATGAACAGAAGAAGACCACCAACAATTGCTGGCCAAAAGTCGCTCAAGAAACGGAAAACAGTTTGTATTTTCTTCTCATTATCTGGATTCTGGAACCAATCAAATATAGTCAGTACAGCCTTACCAGCGAGAAGCATCAATAAACCATTCTTTAACTTCTCAAACATATTTGTAACAGGTGCGAGCATCTTCTCACCCTGCTTCTTAATGACCTTGAGAGATTTCTCAAGACCACTCTCCTTCATCTTTCTCTTTTTATTTTCTTTCCTCTTTTTCTCCTCTGCGTCTAACTTATCCTTTGCTGCCTGTTCTTTTCTAAGTGCCTCAAGAATATTATCCAGAGAATCAAGAATTGAAGTCTCTTCTGTTGGCAGTTTGCTACCAATATCATCACCACTAATTTTCTTAGACTGAAGATCGGCAATCTTTTTCAGTCTTGTAATCTTCTCAGCATTTACTGCTATCGCTTTTTTATTTCCCTTTACGATGCCTGCGAGTTTACCCGTCGCACTTGTTCCGCCATATGGACCACCACCCACTTTACCCAAAGAAGGACCACCAACATCCCTACCCATGAGTTTGGATGCTGAAATAGTTTTAGTTTGTCCCTCAAAGGTTTCAACCGCCATTGCCTTTTCTTTGCTGCTCCTTTAGTCGTTCTTCTTCAAGATGCTGTTGGAGAAGTCCAACATAGATGTCTCGTTCCCAAGGCATCATATTTTCAATCTCACTTAAAGAATATTTATGGTACTGCATCAAGGCAAAGTTAAGTCTAAAGTAACTCTCCAGATCCATATGGAGCATCGCTATCCGAAAAAAGCTGCTAAGCCCTCAAGTACGACCTCATTATTCTTCTTAGTCTTGGGATTCTTGATGTTCAATGTGTGTGAGAGTTTGGGCATTGTTTCAAAGAACTGCTCAATCTCTTTGAACTGACTGGAGTTCATGGACTCAAGGAACTCATTAATCTCTTTCTTGGTACAGTCTGCTGCTGCCCACACTTCATCTTCTGTAAAAATCTTATCAACACAAGAAGCAATCAATTCAAATGATTGATCCATTGCGTTGCCACCTTCCTTAAAATCAAAGTTGCTCTTGATGAATTGCTCCAAGGATGGATATCTCATCTCCATCATCAAACTATTGTCCAGTTTGATTCTCTTAGTGTGCTTTTCATTCTTCTGAACCTCAATATCATCCAGGTTAATTGTAACCTTGACTTGAGTTTCTTCATCATCTGGGCAGGTGATATTAACCTCAATCTCTTCACCCACGGACTTACCGCGAATGTTGAGAAAGAGATATTCAATATCAAACGTAGGTAAGTCCTCCACCTTAATGCCCTTGGTGAGGACACAATTACGGATGACGTTGCGAATAGCAGTCGTGATTTGCTTTGTGTCTTCACTCTCCAAAGCAATCACAAGAAGTTTTTCTTCTTTTACAAGAAAGGGTCTGTAGTTTACCGTCTCTCCAGTTGATGGCAACTCAAGTTCATAAGACGGCGTAGAAATCTTTGGTAAGGGCATAATAACCTATAGAGTTTTTCAGTGTGATTATTTATTACTGGAAAAGGATGCTTGAAGCAATGTCAGCAGCAGATCTCCATGCTGGAGGTAAGAACTGACTTGCATTCTGAAGGGCTTGTTCAGCAATACTCAAGTTGCGTTGAGGATTAAAACGACCACTAATGTCAGCAGGTGGGGCAATTCTTTGTGGTCTATCAATGTAGTATCTCATGTAAGTCATGGATACTGTGCATTTCAAAAGACTAGATGCCTCATAAGAAACGGGCATAGAGTTGATACTAATTGGATATGCTTTTACAAATCCGTATGTAAGGGAGGTTGCTGGTTGTCCTCTCCTCACTGCCTCCTCTCTAGATGTAGTAGCGGGCGAACTTTTCTCAAACTTTGTGATCTTCAGACCATCAACAGCATAATCATCTCTATACTTTGCTCTGTAATAAGAAGAAGCGTCTCTAGTATCACCCCCATCAAATCCAACAATCCAATCTATCCATGCCTCAAAGAAACGAATGGGCATATAGTTGGCAGCATCAACATAGAATGTAAAGTCAAGTCGGTCATCAAAGATTCTTCTGTAAGCATGTCTCTCAGTTACACCAGTGTGGTCACTAGTGAGTTCTAATGTTGCGAGGTTAGATCCTGGAAGGGACACCTCACTACACATCAGATTTAACTGATCTTGCTCAAAACGAACACCAAACTTACTGAGAGAACTTTGTCCTCCCTGTGTGCCCCCTGCCTTGAAGGGACTATCCATCGCAATCTCAAAGTGAGATGTTAATGCTGGTTTTAACAGAGTCCTTTTGAGATCTGCTACATTCTTTCCAGAAGCCATTTATAAATAATTTTTGACCTTATATATTATGTATGGGAGAAAGCATCAAGAGTAAATATCAACCTTCATATCCAAGGAAATATAAGGGTGATCCAAATAATATTATCTGTCGTAGCAGTTGGGAGAGGAAGTTTTGCCGATGGTGCGATCTGAATGAAAGTATTTTGGAGTGGGGTAGTGAGGAATTTTGGATTCCATACCTATCACCTGTAGACAATAGAGTTCATCGTTACTTTCCTGACTTCATTATAAAGGTAAAGGAGAGCGCAGGTCAAGTCAAAACATATGTGGTTGAAGTTAAACCAAAGAAACAAACTCAACCACCAAAGAAACCTAAGAGACAAACAAAGTCATACATCTATGAGTGTAAGACCTACGCTGTGAACCAGGCAAAGTGGAAAGCAGCAGTTGAGTTTTGTAAGGATCATATGATACAGTTTAAAGTAATCACCGAAAATGAACTGGGGATCAAATGAACCGCTTTGAAGACAACCAAATCAACAATAGTACGAATGATCCTGAAGAGATGATGATGAAAATCATGGAACTCCTCAACAGTACGGTCACACCAATCCCTGATGTAGGTGGATTTTATACTTTTATATACAATGCTAAAACTCCCAACATCAGTTATGATCAACACCCACTGATTGCCTGTACTGAAGTTTTGCGTTGGGGTTTCAGAGGAATCAATCTTCACCTGAGAAAATCAAGGCAATATACCTGGGATGAAGTGGCAGGACAGTTGTACATTGTCCAGTATGATGAGGTTGATGACTTAATGAAAATACCATATCGCAAAATGATTGATAAATAAGTAAAAACCTTTGTCTAATGGCAGCAGGACAGTCAGAAACGAGTAACATCGCACCAGTAAAAGTAAGAACAGGAAACGCACAACAGCGTCGTTCTGGCAAAGGACCTTCTACGCAAAAATATATTGCTACAAAGGTAACTGAAGGTACGGATGCGAAAGGAAATCCAACCTTTACAAAAGAAATTGTAAGATATGATGATGCAAAAGGATCTAATCCTGTAGTTATTGGGGCACAGAAAACAGGCGAAACAAAAATAACTCCAACTGCTAACGCCAATGCGAGTGATAAAGTTGGCATGGCAGAGGGAGGTCCACTGGCAAAGACCTCTGGTCAACAGATGGAGTCAACCAGAGATAGTTTTGGTTTAGATGCTCCAGCAAAAGATAATTTTAATAAAGACAATAACAAATCTGGTCAAGCAACGACATCAGATGCTCCACAAGAATCATCACCTGCATCAGCTGGAGCCGCGGGTGGTGGTGGTGCTGGTGATGCTGCTAGTGGGAATACAAGAATGTCTTTCCCAAAAGATCTAAAGTATCCAATAGATATTGGTACTACAAAACAAGATGTGATTAAGTTTGACATGCTTAAGTATGAGCCAAAAAAAGGGCAAGCAGGTCAAGTTGGATTTACTCTGAAATCAGATACAGATACTAGAATTATTGGATCTTGTTTCTTACCCATCCCATCAGGTATTCAAGATGC